CGGCTCTAGCATCGGCGATTGCTTCTTTTAACAAATCTGTGTTTGTTGCCATAATCCCAAAATTTAGTTTGTGAAATACGATTATTAAGAATCGTAATAGAAAATTATTAATTATTGAACACCATATAAGATAGTCATGGTGTATTACGGTAATACGTATATGAAAATATTCTAAAATTACACTATTGGACAAGAACCTTTAGAACAAAGGATCTCAGTTACTATTTGATTTACTTTCGTATAGTCATAGTTAACTATTTCTTTACCTTCTTTAATTACTTCATGCATATACGAGCCTGGGTTTGATGGTGTTGAAACAAAATCCCAACATAATAATTCAAAATCATCCTGAACTTCCATTACTCCACCTCTATCTTCTAGTGATCCCATACCTCTTGATGATACACCTACTGTAACACCATTTTTTATTAATTCTTTAAGTATATTACCTGAAGGTGTAGGTAATATTTCTATAACACCCATTACGTTATCTCCATCCCAAGAATATTCTTTAATTAAATGAGATACATTTTTTAAATTTACAACTGAGGATTCAGGGTGATCTAATTCTCCCATTGAACGTCTTTGTTCAACAAGTTCATTATATTTACCCATTTCTCTTTCCCATAAATCTCTAGAATAGTAACGACCATTACCATTTTTAACTTCAGCAGTAGCTAATACCCCCTCAACAAGTAAGTTACCGTCATTAGTAACATTTTCAGTTAACTGTTGGGGTGACGCCTTAAACGCGTGCGTTTCTATTAGTAATTGCTTCATATTATAACTTAATTAGTCTTTGTAGTTACCTACGTATTTTGCATTTATTGCTCCAGCAATCTTTTCAGCATCTTCTCTTGATTTACCTTGATCCATGATATCATCAACTACACTATCAAATGATTCATCTACTTCTTCAGTTTCATCTACCATTTCTTTTTTAGAGTATTTTTTACCACAAGATTTTTCGTAAATTTTCTCCATTTTAGCTTTTTTCTTTTCAAGCTCTTTAATTTCTTTCTGCATTTGCTTCATCTTAGTTTTATCAATTAATTCTTTAAGATTATCATCTTCATTAATTGAATCAACTCTATTTACTTTTTCTGCAATATGATCATGTAAAAAATCTAATTGTGCTTCTAATTTTACAGTTTCAGCTTCTTTACCTATTTCAGCTAATCTAGAATCAATTGATTCTTTTTTAACTTTCTTTTTCTTAGCTTTTTTATCTTTAAGAGCTTTTTCCATTGATTCTTCTTTATCACCATCTCCATCTACATCTGGGTAATCAGGTCTTGCTTCTTCTTCCATACCTGCTTTTTCTTGTGATGCTTCAATAGCTTTTTGTCTTGCTTCATCTACATCATTTTCATCCATAGGCATATCATCTTCTTTGTTCATTTCATTAACAAAGTTATCTAATGAATTTGGAGTTTCATTTAATCCTTCTTCAGCTAACATTTTATTAATTACTTCACCAGACATTGCAGCGAAGCTATTTGGATTACCATTTGTTGCTACACCAGTAAAATGTTCTTTAAGAGCTTTTTTAACTCCTTCTTTAACTACTTGCATTTGGTTATCTACTTCACCTAAACCAGCTGATTTTTCTGAGTATCCTAAACCTTCAACACCAAACATACCATTTTTAACATAGTGTAAAGAATCTTTAGCTAAATTTGCAATTGCTTTACTTTGAGCTTCTTCTAATGTTAGATTTGGATCATTTTTAACTTCACAATAAACACCATTCATCATTTCTTGAGCATTAACATTATTAATGTTATCAACTTTTGGAGAATAATCATAATTGTGAGATTCAATATTTTCAACACCATCTGAAATTTTAAATCTTCCTGTTTGTTTAGTTTCCATTTCAAACTTTAACTTAGGATCAGATGATACTTTTTCTTCTGATTCTTTAGTGTTAGCTTTCATGTCATCATTTACAATAGGATTAAGTGACTTATCACCTGCTTCATTGATGTAGGTAAAATATTTTTCTTCCCAAGTACTTTTTGGAGTTGCTTCCATTTTGTTAATTGGTTTTAAGTCTACATAATTTTCTGTAATTAACTTATCTGTTAATTCTTTATGTAGTTGTTCAGCTGATTTTTTCATAGTATTATTTTTCTAATAATGTTTTAATGTCTTTAATATAATCTTTAATTAAATCGGTTCCTACAACGACAGAATAACTTTTAGGTTCATCTTGTCTATAGTATTTAACCGTCTCTATTTTTGCCTGTCTTAAAGGTTTAATTAGAGATTTTAATTCGTTTTCAATTTCATCAAAAGCATCAATACGGCCTTGTTGAAATTTTTCTAATTTGTCTTCTTCTTCTTTAACTAGTATATTCTTCATATTATAAATATTGCTACTCTCCCCAAAGTTTACGAACTGGTAAAGTTGATGGAGGTTGTACATAAGTACCGTCCTTATTTTTTTTAACTAGTTTATATTTAAATTGTTTTACGTACGCATTATCGTTAACTCCATCTTCACTTGCTTTAGGTCCTGGACCTAAAGTTGCTCCTACTCCTTCGTCCATATTACCAACTCCTGATACTGGGCCTCTTTTTCTGTAGTAATCTTGTTGATTTTTTGCTTCTACGTCTCTTGAATCTTTAATTGCTTTAATAGCATCTTTTAATATATTAGAGGATAATAATGACACTCTTCCTTCAGCATTTGTTTTACCCATAGGAGTCATTCTACTATCTTCGTCATCTAAACCATATCTATCTGCTAAAACAGATATTGGACCTGAATTGTATCCTTGAACAGCTGTTACGTTGTTATCGTCTATTACAATATAATTTCCTGAAGGTCTATTTACATCTGGTTTATCTAGTGGGTGTATAATAAATCTACCTCTATCTCTTCTTTCAACATACATTGTTTTTTCTAACTCATCAATGTATTCTTCAAACTCAACACCTCTATAATTTTCTTTTATTTTTTTCTTTTTTTTCTTTTTAGGTATTCTAAAAGCATATGGTGTCATATAAGCACCAGCTGCTCCTGACATTGATGTTTCATCTACAGGTGTAGCTTTAGTTTCACCTTGAGCTTTTTCTAAAAATGCTCTAGCTTGTTTTATAAATGCATTCTTTTGAATACCTTCTTGTTCTTTTTCTGCTACTGCATCCCAAGCATCTAATATAAAATCAGCAAATCCTGATACCGTAGTAATTGCATTATTTGCTTTAGTTTTAGTTATATTAGGTAATTCAACATCAACATTTTGTGCTGCTTCACCAATCCTAGTCATTCTTTTATATTCTTCTGGGTATTCTTTTCTAAGATGTGTTCTTGTTTTATTTCTTAATTTACGAGCTTCTTCATATATGTCTCTAAATACTTTATCATCTTTAGTTTTTACATAAACTCTTTTAGCTACATTAACTAAATCATCCATTTCATCATATAACTTATCAAACCCAGGTAATTGTGTAATCTTCCAACTAATAGCTCCTGTTGTATCATCTATATTATATATAGTTGATTTAGATTGACCATCATCACTGAAAGTAACTTGACCTACTTCGAATTTTTCTCCATCTTTACGTTCAAGTTCTTTTGCTGCTGCTTCGGGTGAAGCAGTTTTAGACATTTCGCTAAGTTTATATTTGTACCCCATTTGCTACTTTTATTTCTTTTACTAGTTCGTAATATTGTAACAAATCAACTAAATTATCATTATCTACCTTATCAGTTTTATTTAATTCAGTTAATAATTTAGCTACTTCTGTTATTTTAATTTTAGTAGCTTTATCTTTTATGTTATTTGCAATTTCAAATAATGTATTTTTTAATATACTTACTTTTTCATTATAAAAGTTTCTTAATGATGGAGTTGAATCAACTGAATGTATAAATTCTTTAAGTATTTCTTTTTGTTCTATACTTAAATCATCATACTTATCATTAAATTTTTCTAATAATATTCTATAAGTTAAAGTTCTTAAATCTTTATCATATCCTGAAAATTCATTAATTACCTCATCTTTGGCTGGTTTTGATACTTCTGATTTTGTTAGAAATTCTAATAATGTTATTTTATTATTATTTATTTGATCTAAATCTGTAATTTCTTTTGCATTATAACTTTCTATTAAGTTATAAACAGAAGCTATCTCTTTATAATTTTTTATTTTAGAACCAAAGAAAGATTCTAAATTATAATGTTTTTTAATTTCTTGAATTAATTGATATTTATTTCTTTTTAAAGAACTTCTATTGAATTTTTTAGAATTTTCAAGTAATGTTGAGATTAATGAATTAGCCTGACCTTCAGATATAACCTTAGACTTTAATACAGATTCATATAATTTATACTCACGTCCTAGTTGAGTTTTAACAAAGTATTCTTTAAGAATATCTATTGCTGGTGAATCGGTTCCTTTTAAAGTATCTGCTGTAATTTGTCTTACTAGTAATTCGAATAATATACCAGTATTTTTAAATTTTGAATGTTTTATTTTCATCAAAAATATATTTATTTATAAATATTAGCTTTTTAGTTGAGATTCATCAAGTAACGAAGATGTATTTTCATCCTCTTCAAAAATTAATTTCTTTTTGTTAAGGGATTTGAATATTTCTTTATTTTTTAAATACGTTACATGAGCGCTTTCACTTTCTCCTAAACTTGGTCTTCCATCACCATCATTTTTATCTGTATCTTTCATACGTTTAGTACCTAATGGGTCTTTACCAAAATTATTTTCTTGTTTACCTCTATTAGTAATACTATCAACTGGTCTTCCTAATTGAGCGTCATCTTTATTATAACCTGGGGGTACATTTGCTGGGTCAGATTGCATTCTACCCATACCATATAATGAAGCTAAATCATGAGGTGTACCATATGATTTACCTGTAGTAACTGGGTCATTACCTTCTGCTTTAATTTGTTCTATTCTAAACTTACGTTTAGCATCCTCTCTAGCTAATTCTCTCATTTCATCATACTGATCTTCACTAAAGTGGAATACATTATGATAAATCCAATCAGATGATACTAAACCTTGTTCTAATAATGAACCTGCTAATTCTGTTTTTGATTTTAATAATTCAATTTTTTCTTGGTCATATATAATTGATGGAGTAGTCATTGACAATTCAAAATTAGTCAATGTTTCATCTGTATAACCTTGAGTATATAAATGTACTAATGCTATTTTATTAAATTCAGATAAAATAATTCTTTGTATTCTATCAATTGTACGAGCAAACCTAATATCCTCAGCAGCTAATGTAGCTTTACCTTCTGTGTTTTCATCATATCCTAAAAATGCTTTAGGTATTTTAAGTGCTGCAAATAATTTATCTCTTAAATATTCTACATCTTGGATACCATCATATGATAAACCTGGTGTTGTATCAATTTTAGTTGCATTATCATTACCTCTAACTGGTATGTAAAAATCTTCAAGCATGTTTTGCATGTTGTACTTCAGGTTATATTCACCTGTTTTTTCATCCATCATAGGAGTACGTTTCATACTTGAAATAGTTTTTTGCATAAATGCTTCTACTTCATTTGGAGGAATAGCTCCAACATTTACATAAAATATTCTTTTTTCTGGGGCACGAGCAATTCTATGAATTAACATCGCATCTTCCATTAATGTATATTGTTTAAATAATTTTCTAGCTGGTTCGATATAAGCTCTACCATAAGGAAGATAATTAACATCAGCTACAAATCTAAAGTGAGCCATTTCATAATTATCAAATACTATACCTCCTCTATCATCATCAACATTTTGATTAGGTACATTATAGTAACCATAAGAACCACCTGCAAATCCATCTGGGTTCCATCTAAATCTTACTTCTGATGGGTTTTCAGAATTTTGGCCTTCCATTCTTTCAATGTGGTATGCAGTGTAAGGTATAACATTATAAACACCAAATTTTTCTGATATTTCCATTTTAAGGAAAAAATCACCATATTTACACATTTGTCTAATCCACATCCAAGCATTAAACTCAACGTTTAATACATCATAAAATAAGTTATAAAGAATTTTTTGTATATCTTCATTTGAACTTCTAATTTGAAGTACTTCTCCCATATCATTTTTAAGAGTAGATTCATCAGCTAAAATATCTAATGCCGAAGCTATAATAGCATCTTGATCCATTATATCGTATTCAGAGTATAATTGAGGTCTTAAATAATTGTAATTTAAATTAAATTGTGCTCCATATAAAGAGGAAGGAGCTGTAGAATATACTCTATTGAATCTATCAACTAAAGCATTAGTTTCATACTCACCACTAGATTGGATGTGTCCTGAATCTATTGTTTTGATTTGATCACCTCCTACATTTCGTATTACTACATCAGTTGAAAATAATCTTCTTAATCTTGAAAATACACTAGTATTTGCCATGTTTATATATTATTATTGTTATAAATATTATTATAATAACCAATCAATGTTTTCTTTACCATTATTTGTGTCTATTTGGTATGGATTTTTAACGTTTTGATTATTACCATAACTGCCTTGATATGCTGTTCTGTTAACTTGCATATTTTCCAGCGATTGTCTTGTGAGATCTATACCTCTTTGTCTAAATTTAAGGGCAGTATCTCGGATATACATAGCAATACTAAAAGCCATAACTAAGTCATCATTGTACCCTGACTGAGCTTCTGGTCTTCCATTACGCCATATAAATGTTTTCATTTCTTCTATTAATCTTTTAGACTGTATCGTAACCCCTTTATCTCCAATATATTCTTGGAATTTACCTATCACCATAGGTCGTGTTCTTGATGACATAGTAAATCCAGGAACCATTTTTGTATGGTCTTGATATTTATCAAAATACGAATTAACATTGGCTTCTCCACTCTTTTGTGAATAGTAAAGATTTTGATATGCTCTATCAATTACTACCTGTATAGTAGCCCAACCAATATTAGCATTTTCTATTACTAACATTGCTTCATTATATTCTGTAGCTATACCAACTAATAAGTGTCCGTATTCTTTAGTACCAATTTGTCCTTTATATTCAGCTACTTGTACATTTGTTTCTGTGTCTATAACATGGAATGCAGAATAATCTTTACCATCGCCTCTTGATACATCAGCTACTACCATATAATTTCTTGAATAATCTGCTTGTTCCCAAACCCATAAGTTTTGGTCATTACCTCTTCTTTCTAGTGGATCTTTAATAAAAGATTTTTCATAATATTCTATATATTCTGGGTAAAATACTATATCACCTGATGTACTAAAATCACAATCACACTCTTGTGCCGCCATTCTAGGATCACCTAATAATTCATCTTGTCTTTTTCTCCAAGCTTCATCTCTTTCTGGGTGTACAAACCATGGTAATTTTATAGGTAAAAAGTCATTTTCTGCTGCCTCCGCTCGAGTCCAGGTTTGATGAAACCAATTACCTGTACCATAAGGTGTAGATAAAGCAATACAACCACCACCTGTAGCTAGTGTTTGTTGAGCTGATGCCCAAATTTCTCCAATATTTTCAATGAATGCTGCCTCATCAATTAATAGTAATGATACTGCTTCTGATCTACCTGCATCACTTGAAGCTGATGTAGCTTTAATTTGAGAACCATTTTCAAGTCGTAGGTTTAATTTATTATTTTCAGCTGCTTTAATTTTAATCCATGAAGGTAAATTTTCATACATAAATTTTACCTTTGTAACCATGTTTTTAGCTGTTTCTTGTTTTGTTGCAATACAAAGAATATTTTTATCCTTATGGAATGTCATTAGCCATAAAGAATAACCTGCAGATAAGGTAGATAAACCTAATTGTCTAGATTTTAATACTATTGAATATGGATTATCCTGGAATAACGACAATACCTTTTCTTGGAATGGGAATAAATTGAATTGTATACGGCCCCTTTGTGGGTGTTGTATATAACAATATTTACGCATAAAATGCACTGGATCTTTGGCGCATTTTAAATATTCTGATCGTATTACTTTTTTTATATCTTGACCCATATTATTTAGCTAATAACAAAACTATTCCTCCAACTAATACAGCTCCTCCTCCAAGTTGAAATAGTTTAGTTTTTGCTTTTTGTTTTTTTAAATCAGTTTGTAGTTTTAAAGACAGCTCTTGTGATAAAGCTAGTTGATTTGTTCTGGTAAGCATTAAGGATTCAAAATTTATAACACTTTTATTTAAATTTAGTATAACACTATCTTTAAAAACTATTTTTGTTTCTAATAAGTTTAATTTTTTACTTAATAAACTTAATTCTTCTTTAGCACCGTCACCAGTTATTAAATCTTTAATTACGAGTTTCGCTATTGGTTTTTTTAATTGAATCGATTTGTTTATATCGTTCTGTGAAAAACCTTGTAAGCTCATCGTCATTAAAATTATCAACGGAATTAACTTTTTCATTTACTTTATATTTTAAAGTGACAATCTTTTTATCTTGTTGACCAATTTCTAGGTCTAATTTTACAATTTCTTGATTTAAAGTATCTATTTTAAATACTAAATCATCATTTATATGATGCAATGAATCAACTTTTGCTTCTAAAGCATCGATTTTAATATTATAATCTTCAACATATTTTTCATCCCCTAAAAATACAAAATAAATTAATGTACTTAGTAGAATAAAAATTATACTATAAGTAATTAATCTTTCTTTAGACAACATCTTTTTCTAATTTTGCAACTAGTGATTCTAACTCTTTCTTTTGTGGAGTTTTAACTCTTAAAATATCTTTAATTCTTTCTTTTTCTGCTTCGTCACCTGAACTATATTTACGAGCTAATGACTTCATTTCAGTCTCTATATTTTTTAATGCTTTAACTGCTAAATCTAATTTTTTAAATTTACCTCTAGCACCTTTAGCTGCTTTAATTGCTTTAGCATCATCATCGTCTGCATCTATATCTTCGTTCATATCGTAGTCACGGATTTGTTTTGTAACTTTATATAAACGGTCTTCTAATTTATTCAGTTCATTACCATATCTATCTGCAATTGCCCCACCTTCTGGTTCTGCTTCTTGCTCCATATCTCTGTATAATTGAGCTATTTCATCTTCTAAATCAGCTTTTATACCTCTTAAAGTTAAAACTTCATCAAAGTCAATTTTTTCAGTTAAAGTTTCAATTATATTTTCTTTTATAAACGATTTTAATTCAGATTTTCTCATTATAGTTAGATTTTATTATAAATATGTTAAGAATTAATAACATTTAATATTTGTTCAATTCGCTCTTCTGTAGTGCCTTTTATAGTTTCTACATTTTTCATCATGTATGCATATTTTCTAATAAAACTTGTAATAGTAAAATCTATAACATCTCTATAGTGTTCATCTGTTTCACGTACTCCATTATCTTCAATAGGCAAGCCATCAGGAGAAATATAAAAAATGTAATCATATTCTCTAATAAATTCTTTCGCATATTCTATAAATTTATCTTTATCTTGGTAAGGTATGGACTTAGCATTTTGAGTAAATGACATTACATCTATTATTGTTCTATCTGTAATAATATCATCATGCATTAATTCAGCACAACGTTCAGCTAAAAACACTGTTTGTCCTTTTAGGGTAGAATCCGTATTTAATGGAATGCCTAAACCATTTAAATATTTACTACGTTCTGTAGCAAAATTATAATTATTAAATTTTGGTAATTGTTTTAGGGCATTAACCAATGTTGTTTTACCTACACTCATTGTACCACATAATCCTATTTTCATATTAATTCCTGTGGTTTTGTCCTTTAGGTGCTGGTTGTTTATACCAAGGCAATCCTGTTTGGTTTCTAATTGCTTCTTTATGATCTTCTTTACTGTATTGAATACCATATAAATGATATTCTGCTTTCTTTTCATTCCCTTCAGGAATTAAAGCTGGTCCATCCCAGTTATGTAATTTACCATCCCAAATATAAGCGATAGTTCCGTCTGCTTTTTTTAATCTTTGGCTTGCTGGCCACTCGTTTTGTTTTTTTCCCATACTATAATATACGTAATTTATTGTTGTTCTCCAAGGCTTTTTGTAAGTTTTATTTTATTAAGTATAAACGTTGAAAACTGTTTATGTCCTAACCAACTAAAATGTCCATCACTTAAATTTTCATCTATATCAGCTATTATACTATATTTACCTAAAAACCATTCTTTATAAGACCAAAAATAAACTTTAATATTTCTATTAATTAATTCTTTTGATAATGATTTAACTTGATTAAAATACCATTCTGACCATTTATCTTGGTATGGGGCAAAATATTTTTTAGAATAATCTACCGCAACCATTTTACTTTCATCATCACTCCAACCTAAATAATCATGCCAAGATGTTTGTTGGTGGAGATGATTTTGTTCTTTACCATATTTTTTATCAAAAAAAGTACCGGAATTTAAGCTACCTATTTTATTTCTTTTTTTATCATATGCTAATACACCATCTGGGTTAGAGTCAGATATTATAACAATATCATTATTTAACATATTAGGTATTTCATTAATAAATAAACTTAATAAATAAGGATTAGCACCCATCCCATATTTAGGATTTCGTTTTTGATTTAAATTTAATTTTTCAGATACTATATCAACCCAAAGTTTATCATTATCTTTAGGTGGATATAATTTATAATACTCATCTTCTGGTCTACAGCCAGTGCCATGAGTAAATGAATCACCAAAAAACCAAATATTATTCATTTTTTAAAATGTTTTCAGCAACAAATGTACCGTGAGCTCCCGATACCGAAATACCTCTTGCAGAAAGGGCATCTCCTACAAAGTGAACATTTGGGTATTTAGTTAATGAAAGGTCATTATAATTAACCAACGGTTCAGGAGCCAGATATTTTACCTCAGGTACATAGATTCCCCAATCATCTTTCAATGTAGGAAATACTAACTTCATGTCATTGATAAAATCCTCAATGTATTTGTAATATCCTTGAAATGCATCTTTAACTACATCTAAATTTTCTATTTT